TCGCCCAAGGCCCTCAAAGGCACGGCCAAAGACGACTTCATGGAGCTCGCACGAACGTACAAGTTAAAGGCGAAGGAGGCGGAGAGCATGGCCCGTGGCCTGTCTCGTGACACCTTCAACGCGCCGACCTTGGAGCGTCCTACGCTTACCAAAGGCTCTCTGACCAAGCGCCGGTTTGAGGAGGGAGGCGAAGTAAAAAAGTCCTCCCAAGAAAGTGAGAAAGAAGCCGGGCAACAGTTTGATGATCCGATCCGGTCAGGCAAGCCCTTGCAACGGCGCACGCGCCGCGCTGCAACTCAGGAAGAGAACGAGGCGCTGAACCGCGCGGTGTTGCAGGGTGCGGCGAACATGCCGTACAACCTCGTGGGCGCGCCGGTGGATATTGCGAACATGGTCTTGACGCCGGCAGGGCTGGGCTCAGAACGCCCGGTCATGGGCAGTGACTGGATCAAGCAGAAGATGACGGACCTTGGCGTGCGGCCTGAGATGCCCACGGACCCCACGCAACGCGCCCTGTACTCAGCCGCCGACATCGGAAGCAGCCTTGTCAACCCGGCCGCGCCGGTACGGGCAGCGGCCAAGGGCGCAGAGAAAGCGGGCGAGGCCGCGCGGATGTTGGCCGAGGACTTCCAGCAGTACAACCGCCAGCTTGCTGTGCCGGGCGCGTCGTATGCAGCACGGCCAGAGGGCACTAATCTGATGATTCGAAGAGAAGGCAATCCCAATTGGGTAGGAAGCTTTTTGGATAGTGGGGTGAGAGATGCGAAGAGTCAACTCGCGCTTATCACACACACTACGGATCGCTCAAAGCTTATAGAGGATTTTTGGAACAATAAGGCATCTAACTATTTTTCTAAACAGTTCGGCACGGAAAGCGATCCGATATATCGCAGCATTCGAGAGCAAAGCCTTAAGTCGCCTGGACTGGCTAAGGATTTTCCAACCTATGCATTGGATCAGCTTCCGGTAGGAAAGACGCGGGTCAATCAAGAGACGGGTGAGTCTCAGTTTTTTCCAAAGTATCCCGAGGCGTGGGATGCCATGCGGGAAAAGTATGATCAACTAACAAGTATCTCTGGGGTGGTGCCCGAACTTAACCCAAGTCGAGTCATGGATCCGTCCTTTACTTACTCTAATTCCCTCGAGGGCAGAAACATCATAGAGACCTTGCGGGACAAAGAGATTGATAAGATGATTGGGCAGGGCACGCCCGCAACCCAGGCTAATCCCAACCTAGAATTTTTAACACGCTCTCTCAAAGATCCCAATACAGTCGTGGGTCCGTATAGCGCAAAAACACTCCTTACAGACTACGAAGCAGCCACCGGCACACGAATAGGGGATCCTGACTTTAGGGGCATTCCGACTCCGGAAGCGCTGCCACAAAATTTGCGCACAGCGATGGAAAAGGGTGAAATAGTGTATACCACGAGTGGCCCTGACCAAGCTATCCGAAGCCTGTTTGACACACACGCAATCAATGATTTTCTAATTGGATTGCCTGAGCGAGAGCTCAAGAACATTCGGTTTGAGGATGCGGTTAAAGGCGGGGCAAAAATATCAGCCAAGCGCATGGCCCGTGAGACGTTGGAAGCGGACATTCGCGCGGGCAAGCGCGTTCCGGACAAGTTCTTTAGTGAAGGGGTAAGCGCGCCGTTGCTCCAGTTTAAGGAAGGGCCGATGGAGGGGTTTGCTTGGAAGCGTATTGAAAAAGCAGACGCTACGGTGCCTGAGGGGGCATACGTTGGGCACTCGGTCGGAGGCTACGCTCAGGGGGGCGCGTATGGCCCTGAAAAGCATCGGCAATTTAATGCGGGAGAGGTTCAAGTCTTTACTCTTCGCGACATACGAAACAGGCCCGTAAATACAGTTGAGGTACTTATGGATCCGGAAGCGGGGCCCATCGTCACGCAAATCAAGGGCAATGGACGAGCTACAGGCAACACGGCTCCTGAAAAATACGACGAAGCGGTGCTAAAGTTCTTCCAAGACTATTTGAAGCCCGTTAGGATTGCCGAGAGCGACACTTATTTGACGCCTCTTCTAAAGGCGCACAAAGTCGCCCTGTATGACAGGTAGGGCACAGCCATGGCAACCAAGAGCACCAAAGCAGGTAAGAGCCGCGTGAACCAGGCAGGCAACTACACGAAGCCCGGCATGCGGAAAGCGTTGTTCAGCAGGATCAAGGCCTCGGCAACGCAAGGCACGGCCGCAGGCCAGTGGTCCGCGAGAAAAGCCCAGCTCTTGGCGAAGCAGTACAAGGCCAAAGGCGGAGGGTATAAAGATTGAAAGCGCCGCAGCAAAGCCTAAAAGATTGGTCCGCCCAGAAATGGCGGACCAAGAGTGGCAAGCCGTCCTCTAAGACCGGCGAGCGCTACCTGCCGGAGGCCGCCATCAAGTCCTTGTCCCCACAAGAATACGCAGCAACCACAAAAGCCAAGAGAGCGGGCAAGGCCGCTGGCAAGCAGTTCGTCAAACAGCCCAAGGCCATTGCCAAGAAGACCGCGCGTTTTAGATAACGCCAAGGACACATCATGCCTATCGACAAGTCTGTAAATCCTGCCCCGTCACTCGGGATCATCGCGCTCGAAGACGAGCCGCTTGACATTGAAATCGAGATCGACGAGGACGGCGGGGCGACGGTTGCGATCGGCAGTGACGACGCCGAAGAGGTGGACTTCTATGCCAACCTCGCGGGCGTGATCGAGCCGGAGGTCTTGGCCAAGATCTCGATCGACGTGTCGGCGATGTTCGAAGCGGACAAGGGTTCGCGGTCCGACTGGGAGAACATGTTTGCCAAGGGCCTTGATCTTTTGGGCTTGAAGCTTGAAGAACGGACCAAGCCCTTCCGTGGCGCGGCGGGCGTCGCCCATCCGATGCTGATGGAAGCCATCATCCAGTTCCAGGCACAGGCGCTGAAGGAGCTCTTGCCGGCGGGGGGCCCTGTGCGCACGCAGATCATGGGCAAAGAAACGGTGGAGAAGTACCAGCAGGCGGGCCGCGTGCAGGACTTCATGAACTACCAGATCACGACCGTGATGGAAGAGTACACGCCGGAGTTCGACCAGCTCCTCTTCTACACCGGCTACGGCGGCTCGACGTTCAAGAAGGTCTACTACGACTATCAGTTGAAGCGCATGGTGTCCAAGCTCTGCTTGGCCGATGACGTCTACATCCCGTACAACGGCTCGAGCGTCGTGTCCCAGTGCCCACGGCTCACGCACCGCATCGCGATGGACTCGAATGAGTACAAAAAGCGCGTGCTCTCGGGCGAGTACTTGGACATTCCTGTGGAGACGGCCGCAACGCCTGCCGATCCAAGCCCCATCCAAGCGGCAACGGACAAGGTTGTGGGCGTACAGCCGACCGATGACGTGGGCGAAGTGTTCTTGCTTGAGCAGTTGGTCGATCTGGACATCCCTGGATTTGAGGACACGGACGAGGACGGCAACCCGACAGGCATCAAACTGCCCTACGTGGTGACCTTGGCCGAGGACTCGTTGCAGGTTATCGGCATCCGGAGGAACTGGAAAGAGAACGACGAGCAGAAAAACCGCCGGAACTACTTCGTTCACTACGTCTTGGTCGAGGGTCCGGGGGCCTATGGCCTTGGTTTTGTGCACTTGATCGGCGGTTTGTCGAAGGCGGCGACGAGCGCCCTGCGCCAATTGATCGATGCGGGCACGCTAGCGAACCTCCCGGCAGGGTTCAAGGCTAAAGGAGCGCGGATCGCGGACGATTCTGACCCGATTCAGCCTGGGGAGTGGCGGGATATTGACGCGGGCGGCGCGGAATTGACGGCTTCGCTCATGCCTCTGCCGTACAAAGAGCCGAGTCAGGTGCTTTTTGCGCTGTTGGGCTTCTTGGTGGACGCTGGAAAGCGGCTCTCGAGCACTGCCGACATGCAAGTGGGCGACGGAAACCAGTACGCGCAGGTCGGAACGACGCTCGCGCTCCTGGAACGAGGCTCGATGGTGATGTCGAGCATCCACAAACGGCTCCATTACGCGCAAACGCTCGAGTTCAGGCTGCTTTTTGAGGGTTTTGCGCATT